TTACAGGTTTGAATTTAATACCTTGTTATACTTATGCTCGTATTTACAAATATGGTGATGAATTACATCGACATAAAGACAGACCTTCTTGTGAAATATCTACCACTTTAAATTTAGGGGGTGATAAATGGCCTATCAAACTGGAACCATCAGGAGATGAAGGTAAGGAAGGGGTTACAGTAGATTTAAATCCTGGAGATATGTTAGTTTATAAAGGCACATTATTAGAACATTGGAGAGAACCTTTTCAAGGGTATGATTGTGGTCAAGTCTTTATGCACTACAATGATCAAGATGGTCCTTTTGGAACTACCAATCTTAATGATACTAGACCAATGTTAGGGCTTCCTGGATGGTACAAAAAAAGCTAAAAGAAAAAAAATATAATAAACTATCTTTTGTAGGAGGTTGGTACATTCCCAATGAAATATGTGATGGTTTACTAGATTATTTTAATTTTAATAAAAAGTATCAAGGTGAAGGTAAAATTGGGGAAAAGGAAGAATTTAATCTTATTGATAAAAAAATTAAAGAAAGCACTGATTTAAGTATAGGATGTAGTAATTTTGATGTAATTATTGGTGAGTATAGAGATTACTTACAAATATGTTTACAACACTATTTAAAAAAATATGAATATGCTGACAAGGTTTCAAGTTTTTCTGTATTTGAAAATATGAATATTCAACATTATCCTGTAAGCGGTGGCTATAAATCATGGCATTTTGAAAACGTTGGAGATCAAAGTATAGCAAGCAAACGACATCTTGTTTTTATGACCTATTTGAATGATGTAGAAGATGGAGGAACTGAGTTTTTTTATCAAAACATGAAAACAAAAGCTGAAAAAGGATTGACTTTAATATGGCCTAGTATTTGGACACATGTTCATAGAGGAATTGTTAGTAACACAAAAGAAAAAACTATTCTTACAGGATGGTTTAGTTTTAATTAAGGAGTAAAAAATGATTAAACCAGAAGAACTAAAAGACAAAAATTTTAAAATATTCTTAGGAATGCCTATGTATGGTGGAATTCTCACAGAGAATACAATGCATGGTTTGTTACAATTACAGCAATGGTCGATTGCCCGTGGTGTAGGATTAAGACTACAATCAATGGGTAATGAAAGTTTAATCACAAGAGCAAGAAATACCATAGTTTCCATGATGATGGATCAAACAGATTTTGTAGCAACTCACCTTTTGTTTATTGATGCTGATATTGGATTTCAAGCTCAGAATATCGAAAGACTAATTTGTGCAGATAAAGAAGTAGCCTGTGGTATTTATCCAAGAAAACACATTCATTTTGAAAAGATTAAAGATATTTTAAAAGAAAACCCTGATGCAACTGCAGATGAAATAGAGGTAAAATCTTTAGGATATAATCTTAACTTTGATGATCCTAAAAATGTAAAAATGGAAAACGGTTTTTGTAAGGTATCAGAAGCTGCAACAGGTATGATGCTCGTTAAAAGAGAAGTTTTTCGTAAGATGATGAAAAAGTTTCCAGAACGTAAATATGAGTCCGATCAAATAATTAATGGTAATTATTTTAAATCAGATAATTGTTATGATTTATTTCCTGCGGGAACATATGAAACTAGACCAGGAACAAAAAGATATCTATCAGAGGATTATTACTTCTCAAGGCTATGGCAAGAATGTGGTGGTGAGATATGGGCAGATGTTTCGATGCCTCTAACACACTTTGGTAATCGTGCTTTCAAAGGGCATGTTGGCTCTTTATTTGCTAAAAAAACATAGTATAGTGGCTAAATGCCATTAGTTAATTTTAGACCCGCAGCAGGTATCAATAAAGAAGTAACCGATTATACAGGTGAAGGTAAGTGGACAGACGGTGATAATGTTCGCTTTTTTCAAGGATTGCCTCAAAAAATACAAGGATGGGAAAAATTCATTGCAACTTCTCTTGTCGGAGTGGTGCGTGATCAACACGCATGGGTATCTTTAGATGGAACTCGATATGATGCCGTTGGCACCGATAGAAAATTATATGTTATTCAAGAGGGTTTGGCTTATGATATTACACCTCTGAATCAAACCAATACAGGAGCGACATCTGTTTTTACAACAACTAATGGTTCTTCTAATGTAACTGTCAGCATATCAGGGCACAATGCAACGGAAGGTGCTTTTGTAACCTTTGATAATGTCACTCTTTCTAATACCTCAACAAGTTTCACTGCTGCAACATTTGAAGATAAAGAGTTTGAAATTTTAGGGATTGCTAATGCTAATGCCTTTTATGTAGATGCAGGTTCCAACGAAGCTAATGCAGGGATCACGGCTCAAGGATCAACCGATGCAGCTTTTCAAATTAATCCTGGTCCTGAGTTTTCTTTACCTGCTTTTGGTTGGGGAACAGATACTTGGAGTGCAGGAGGATGGGGTTCTCCTTCTTCTTCCTCTAATGTTACTTTGGAAGCAAGACAATGGTCGTTAGATAATTTTGGTGAAGATTTAATTGCAACTGTTTTAAATGGAGGAACTTTTAAATGGGATACTTCTGCTGGTGTTTCAACTAGAGCAGCAGCATTAACAAATGCTCCGACTGCTTCTCGATTAAGTTTAGTTTCTACACCTGATCGACATCTTTTAATTATGGGTACAGAAAATACAATTGGAGATACGTCTTCTCAAGATGATTTACTTATTCGATTCTCTGATCAAGAAAATATTACTACGTATCAACCAACAGCAGAAAATACCGCAGGTTCACTTCGTATTGCTGACGGATCACGGATCGTGGCATCGGAACGATCAAGAGGCCAAATTTTAGTTTGGACAGATACTTCTCTTCACTCTTTACAATTCATCGGTCCACCTTTTACTTTTGGTCTACGTCAATTAGGTCAAAACTGTGGAATCATAGGACAACACGCAGGTATTGATTTAAACGGTATTAGTTATTGGATGTCACAAGATTCTTTTTATCTATTTGATGGTTCTGTAAAAAAACTGCCTTGCACAGTAGAACAATTTATTTTTAACAACATAAACATAACCAGTGCTGAAAATGCTTTTGCAGGACATAATGGTGAGTTTAATGAAATACTTTGGTTCTATCCAAGAGAGGGTTCTTCACAGATTAATGCTATTGTCGCTTATAATTATTTAGAACAAACTTGGTGGACAGGGACTTTAGCTAGAACAACTTGGATTGATCGAGAAGTATATGATAATCCAATTGGAACAGAATATGACTCTACAGCCACCGCAAACAATGAAACGATAGTTGGATTAACAAATGGTGCATCTGTTGTGTATATTCACGAAACAGGAACCGATGCCGATGGACAACCAATGACAGCTTACGTTAAATCAGGCTCTGTAGAAATAGGTGAAGGTAATGATATTTTATTAGTACAAAAATTAATTCCTGACATACAAAATCAATCGGGTGTTCTTAATTTTGATTTAGAATTTAAATATTATCCAAATACTAGTCAGAGCACTATTAAAACAACATCATTCACAGATACAACTGATTTTGTTAGTTTGCGTGGTCGAGGAAGAGAATTTACAGTTAATGTAGTTTCTAATACTACAGGAACAGCTTGGAGATTAGGAACACAGCGTTTTGATGTACAATCAGATGGTAGAAGATAATGGCCAAATTAACTTTACAAAGATTTCCCGATCCTAGACCTGAGTATGATCCTCAGCAAGCTGCTGAATTAATTAGACAGCTAGAGGAAATGATACAACAGTTGAATACTCAGTATACAGAGGATACAAAAGAAGAGGGAACAAGAAGAGCTATCTTTTTTGCCACAGGAGGAGATAATTAATGTCAGATCGATTTAGAACCTTTGCTTTAGCGCCTGCGAATACAGGAGCTAATACTTTATTCACTGTACCTGTGGCTAATGTAGCTGCAACACCACCTACTCCTGTGACCACATTTATGGTCAAAACCATAGTTCTACACAATCAAGCGGGATCAGGAACTGTGGATGGTGTACTCACATACAATGACGGATCAACAGATTTTGAGATAAATAATGTATCTGTTCAGCATCAACAAACTAAGATTATCAACGGTACATTTGTTTTTGAAGAGGGAGATAGCTTAAAAGTCACCTCTAGTTCTGCTAATGATTTAGTTGTTAAAGTATCTGTATTAGAGATTAAAGCACAACAATAATCCTGTTGATTTCCTAGGTTTTCCTCGTTAAAACTATAATATGGCAAAGATTACAGATGAACCAATCATCTTACGCTATGAATACGATATCGAGGGCAATCAGATCCCCGTCTATAGCTGTAAGGTTGAAACCACTATTACAAATACAAGAACTGGTGTAGAGTACAATTCACATGAAGAGTGTCAGGCAGACATTGATAATGCTGATACGGATACAACAGAAGCCGATATTAGACGAGATGTGAATGTCATAGCACCTAAATTATTTACAGGTGCTGTGACCCCAAAAAAATAAGGATGTAAATGTTAAAAAAGATTCTACCCGCAGTCACAGGTGCAATCGGGTTCGCTATTGGTGGACCGATGGGAGCATCCATTGGCGCTGGTTTAGGATCAGCAGTTCGAGGAGACAATCCTGCGAACATTGCAACATCAGCTTTGATGGGTTTTGGTTTAGGAAGTTTAGGTGCTAGTGCAGGATTAATTGGTGGTCAAGGGTTAGGTGCCCTTGGTACAAGTGCAAAAGCTATGGTTGCTCCAAGTCAAAGTGCTGCTTTGGCTTCTCAACAAGGAGCTGCATACGGTGCAGGAGCACAGGCAGGTGCAAAAGCTGCCGAGCAAACATTTTTACAAAAGGCAGGTCAGTTTATTAAAGATAAACCTTTCACTGCTGGTGCATTAGGATTGGGCGCTATTGGTGCTTTAGGTGCGATGGACGAAGAAGATGAAGGAGTAGATGTAGCTCCTCCACCAGAACCAGGAAGCGTGATGCCTTTAGATTTAAGTATGCCTAGTGTTGCTTACGCAAGTGAATATGGTTCAGCTGCACCAACATATAGAAGTTTAGCTGAAGGTGGAGAAACAAATTTTCCTCGTAAAGTAGGACAGATCGACGGACCAGGGACAGAGAAATCTGATGACATTCCTGCGATGCTATCGGATGGAGAGTTTGTCATGACTGCTCAAGCAGTTAGAGGACTAGGGGCATTGAATGGTGCAGATAAAGATGATAAGTTAGAACAACGTCGCAAAGGTGCCAAGATGATGTATGAAATGATGGATAAATTTGAAAGTAAGGTAGCGTAATGGCAGATGAAATAGTTCAATATTCGAGACAAGCCCCCTTTATTGAGGAGAGAGCAGAACAATTATTAGCATCCGTAATGGGTGTTCCTTTAGCACCTGGCGAAGAATTACCCGAAAGATTACCGGGTGAAACTGATGTACAATATGATTTACGAATAAAAGGTTTAGCAGGCATTCCACAAGCAGTCCCTGCAAAAGAAGTTGCTCCTTTAGAGCAAGCACAATTAACAGCTATTCAAGAAGCGCAAGCAGGATTAGGTGCTTATCGTCCTTTCTTACAATCAGCGCAAGAAACTATTGGTGCAGGACTCGGGGCCATTCGCGCAGGAGTGAGAACACTAGATCCTTCTCAAGTCGGAACATACATGGATCCGTATCAACAACAAGTTACACAAGAAGCTTTAAGAGAATTAGACAGGCAGGCACAAATGCAAAGTCAACGAACAGCAGCGGAAGCTGTAGCTGCGGGTGCATTTGGTGGATCACGATTCGGTGTCCGTGAAGCAGAAGAAGCGAGAAACTTAGCACAGGTTAAATCACAAAGAATTTTTGAAGATCTTTCTCGAAACTATTTACAAGCACAAGCTGCACAAAGAGCAACAGCGCAACAATTAGGACAACTCGGAACACAAACTTTAGGTGTGGCTCAAGCACAATCGGGTTTAGGTTCATTAGGTCAACAACTTCAAGGAGTTGATATTAACAGATTATTAAGTGTGGGTGGTGTTCAACAACAGCAAGCACAAAATGTTCTAGAAGCTCAAAGACAAACTGAACTTGCTAGACAACAAGAACCATTTAGAAGAGCAGGATTTGCTTCTGATATTCTACGAGGCGTTCCGACATCACAAGTTCAATACACACAACAGCCTTCACCATCTCTCTTCCAACAAGTAGCTGGTTTAGGTATTGCAGGTTTAAGCACCTTAGGTGCACTAGGTGGATCGGGGGCAGGCATCAGCCTGTTAGGATAATGGCTATATTAGATAGACCTCTTTTTCAACGACGACTAACTAAGGAAGAGTTGAAGGCTTATGGTATCCCTGCATTTGCTAATGGTGGTATTGTAGTTCAGAAGTTTGCTCCAGGAGGAGACGTTCAATCTGGTCCCACTTTACCAGGAGCTAGAGATCCTATTTATCCTGGGCTAATGATTCAAGCAGACGCTGTTGAAAGACAGGGAGCATTAGGGGGAAGTGGTGGAGATACAGGTCTTTATGATACTATAATGGAAGATGTTCAAAAAGAAGGCGAACTTAAATCAGATTTAAATGTTGCAATTTTAGACGTTAGACAGCTTGAAGATAGGATTAAACAAGTACAAGCTCGAATAGATGAGAAAAAAGCTCTTAATCTAGATGCCTCTGCAGAGCAAGCAGAGCTGAATGCATTAAAAAGTCAATTAGTAGAAGCGCAGAAAAAACAATCGCAAGCTCAAGAAAAAGTTAGTCAGCCTGTAGTAGAAGAAACAGGTGCAACAGGCACGGTAACTGATGCAGAGCCTGAAAAAGAAATAACTGAAGAAGAGGATGAGCTATCTCGATTAAAAACTTTAGCATTAGAGCGTTCCGATTTATACAAACAGATGCTCGGCGATCCTAAGGAAATGATGAAGCAACAAGGATTATTACAATTAGCACAATTTGGTTTAAATCTAGCATCGGCTAGAGGTGGAAACTTAGCAGAAAAGATTGCAAAATCTGCAAGAGATCCGTTACAAGCATTTGCTCAATTAGCAAGCGATGCAAGCAAAGATGCAAGAGCGATTGATCTGGCTGCAATTAAATCTGCTGAAGATCAACTTGCATTAGAAACAGAACTTGCAGGGAAGCAAGATGATTTAGTTAAAATTAATTTATATA